AATGTTCGGAAGTCGTACCGCCACGTAGTTGTAGTTTTTTACTCATTATGATAGACCTCCAAAGTCTAGTTGTAGATTAGCACCAGATATGGTACCTGCGTTTAGTATGTTGTTGTTTTGTGCATCTAAAGAAGCTGCTAGTTGCGGTGTTGCATCATCAGCAATAGATAATATCCCTGATATAATTGAACTAAAGGCAGAGCCTGTGTAGTATTTCAATACGTTAGCAGTAGTGTCCATCCATAAATCACCTACACTAGGGGAACTTGGTTGGGTTGTGGATATTGTGTATTCTTCAGCATACCGATTAACGTCTGCTATCGCTGCTGCCACTGTGTTGATGTTTGAAAGAGAGCCAACAGTTAAGTCAATATTAGTTATTGCACCAACTACTGTATTGACATTAGGGACTGCTGCAGCCACTGTGTTGATATTGGTGATTGCCTCACCTACAATGTCAATTGAATTACCAGAGCCTGTGGTAACTGCTTCTGTGATTGAGCCTAAGTCTTCTGTGTAAACAAGCTCACCACCAACAATATTGATAAGTGCTTGATCTACTGCACTTGGGGCCATAGATGCCCAAGCGGATCCGTTATATGCCTTCATTGTACTAGCTGAAGTACTCCAGTAGATTGCACCGGTAATCAGGGTGCCACCGTCATTATCTACAGTTGGGTCGGAACTCTTAGGTCCAAGGAAGCGATCATCGAACTGGTCATAACTAGCGGCAGCATTAGCCTCAGATGTCGCTGCGTTACTTGCATGGGTTGCTGCGTTGGTTGCACTACCAGAACTTGCTGCTGCACTGGATGAACTTGCCACTGCAGAGTTAGCTGCGTTAGCCTCAGATGTGGCTGCATCATCTTCAGAGCTCTGTGCACCTGTGGCACTCGTTGCTGCACCGGAGGCACTGGCTGTGGCACTGATGGCACTTGCAGTGGCTGAAGCTTGACTTGCAGTAGCTGATACTTGTGCTGCTGCTGCGCTAACTGCCGCAGACCCCGCATGAGTCTCTGCAAGCTCTGAGGCAGTCTCTGCGGTCTCTGCATTTAATTCAGATAACTCCGCTGCTGTCTCTGCAACCTGAGCTGCTGTTGCACTTAAGGCTGCTGCGGCTGCACTGCTCTCTGCACTGTTCGCCCAAGCAGTGACCGTAGCCTCTGATGAAGCGGCTGCTGTTGCTGAGTTACTTGCGTTAGCTTCGCTTGTTGAAGCAGCATTCTTACTTGAAAGGGCGTTAGCATCTGATGATGCTGCTGATGTTGCTGAGGTTTGTGCATTGGTCTCACTTATTCCTGCATTTATTTCTGATGTGGTTGCAGCGTTCTTACTGTCTAAGGCGCTTCCTGCTGCCAGTTCTGCAGCTGTTTGGGCTGCTGTGGCAAGGTTTGCTGAACTTAGTGCCGTTGATAGTTCTTCTGAAGATTCGTTGGCGAATGCGCCACCTTCTGCTGGCTGAGCTACTAGTGCCCCGCCTTCTGTTGTGAAATTAATTGCCATTCGGTAAACTCCTTATAATAATTCAGACACTTCGTAAGTGACTCTATTGGAGGCACCTAAGACCCTACGCCTTTTCTCTTCTCTGTTTAACTCTTCGATACCCATCATTTGCTTCTGTAGGTACTTTGCAGATAATTCAACATCACCTGTATACTCATGTGCATAATATAGTGCACCCCAAAGGACTACTCTTTCATTATCATCTCTGAGCCAGTTGTATATTTCCTTACCTAAGTAATAGTTACCGGATGCTGCTGGGAACTCAATTGCACCTTCATCATTGAAAAATGCATCTGACACATTACCTGCAGTTATACTTACCTGATTGACAACGTAAACTGCGTTCAAATCAAACAGTCTGCGGTAGTAGTGCATCTCATAGACGTCACCAATAGCGGCTGCGGGGTAGAACTGTAGCTTATTACCCTTACGTGTGAATGACCCAGTACCCTTTGTGGTATATCGATCACTGAAGGATCTCATATCTAGTTTATTATCGAATACTGTGGTATTACCTGAGGAGTCTGTGACACTGAACATTGTAAGCTCAGTCAGGTCTGGTGGTATCTGTATTTCCGTATCACCAGCAGTTGTTGCTGCGGGATATTTATATGTATGCTCCAAAGGAGGGATACGTAGCTCTCTGTAGCAAAGGTCGGCAGAGTAATCAAGGAAATCAGAAACAAGTGAATCACTCAGGATTGAGCTATCTCTATTTGCCCAATCACGAACCTTCGAGACCAGCGCATTATACTTTGGAGTTGACATACATTATATCCTCTATTGTCTCCGAGTCTGACCATGCGTAAGCAGATCTGGGTACTCTGAGATTATAATCTTTTTAAGTTTAGCGACTAACTGCTTATCACCCATAAAGTCTTGGGCATTAATGTCAATCTTGTACTTAGTTAATATATCAATTGCAACGATATCTGGTATAATTGCAAATGATCGGTAGTGGCTCGCTGCACCAGATGCATCGTAGATGTCTCTTGATTCCTTTGCGTAGTCACGGTATGCGTTAACGTCCTGCGATAAGATAAAGTTACTCTGATCGGTTACAACGTTAAAGCTATGTTTGTTATCTGTCTGAGACTTGAAGCTCATAAGATGGTGTCCCCCCTGAAAAATAAGGGGTCCCTTTGGAGGACCCCGATGTGTTTAGCCTGCAAGGCCAACGATTAAGCCACAACCTGAAGGGTTGCGAACTTCTAAGGTAGATTCTTCAACGATCTGACCAATAGTGCTGTCACCAGCTTGACCAACTTCAGTCTCATGTAGAGGACGAAGGGTAGCAGTGTTGAACCACTGTGGATCATATACTAATGCAGAGAAATCTGCAGCGTTAGTAGTAGCGCCAGAACCAGTGTTATGAGCCAAGCCCATGACATAGTTAGGTACAATCTTGATAGTTCCGAAGTCACTGTCATACATTTCAACTGACTGACGAAGCTTACCTGAGTCATCGATGTTACGAGTAACGTTAGAATCAGCAGCCTGTGCCTTAGCAGAGAACTTACGCTTGTTAGCAGGTGAAGTCATCATGGTAGTAGCTTTACCACCTTCCTGATAGATAGCTTGCATTGCGTCATCAACGTTGCTTAGCTCAAGAGCAGCCAAGTTAGCATCAGCAGCGCCACGGGCGATAGTACCAGCAGTACCTACACCTAGAGTACCCGGAGCAACATATGCACCAGCAGCTCCAGCGTTTACGATGTTCACGTTAGTGAATGCCTGATAGCCACCCATAGTACGAGTACCTGAACCATTAGAGCTGTTCCAGCTGTGGATCATGTCATGCTCAACGTCACGACGAAGCTCAGTGCCACGCTTCTTCAACTGGTAAGCATACTCGTCTGCAACGCCAGCTTGATCAACTGCCCGCTTAGAACCAGAAACTTCAACAGTCTTAGAGTTAACCTGAGAGTAGTTACCTAGACGAGTACGAACTGGACCAGCAGATTGTGCTGCTGCTGCAACAGTGTAAGAAGATCCTTCTGCTACTGCATTAGAACCCGGAGCTGCTAGCTCGTCTGTCTGCCATTCGTGCAAGATAGACTTAGCTTTGGTCTTGCCGATTGAACTGTAGAAAGGGGTCTCATCACGAGTAATCATTGAGATGAAGTTAGCCAAATCTTCACGTTCTGAAACGCCTACACCTGTAGTACCAGCTGCGGCCTTAGGACCTGCTGTTTGGAAATTACGTGCTGCCATAATATATATTCCTTATATAGATAAAAAGTATTAAAAAGTTGTTATTAGCTGAACTTAGAGATGTTCTTTAGAAAGTCCATTTGATCCGTAGCGGAGGAATCCCCAGCTAGAACCCGAGAACGTGTTTGACCTATTGCCTTTTCTTGCTTCTGATTCCGAGAAGGGCCTTTCTTGATTGGGGCTGATTTAGCTTTAGGCGTTGCCTTACGCTTCTCTGCTCCCTTAGTTGCCTTTTGCTTTAGCCTACGGTAGTCATCAATAAACTTGATAACGTTTGCATCTGAAATCATAGGAAGGAGTTCTGATGGAATACCCTCTTGGATAGCAAAGGCTTGGATAGCTTCAGCATCGTCTTGGAATGTTGGTAGTAGTTCGGCAATATCTTCGTTAAACTTAACTGCAAGTGTCTCCTGATGCTGAGATAACTCTTGTTTTTGTTTCTCTTGCACAGCAGTGGCAGTACCTTCACGCTTCTTTCGAGCATTCCAATATGCCTCTTGAGCAGCCTCACGTTGATCTTTCAGTTCAGAGAGTTCATAAGTGTTCCCTTCTTTACGGGCTTCCTTAATCTTCCCTTCAATGTCATGGTACTCTGCAGCAAGTCCATCTTCTTCACCTTGAAGTTGTTCTTGTAATACAGCAGCCAATCCACTTAACTCGCTCATCTTTGTAGAGTGTTCTAATTCAAACTCTTTACGTTCTTCACTAATCTTGTTTCCCTTTTTAGACAAGCTTTGATCTGTTGCATAACCTTTACGGAGTTCTTCAAGAGTCAGGTGTTGCTCGACTCCATCAATCTTAACTGGAACTTTATATTCCCAGTCAATGTCCTCTTCTCCAAGTAAGTCAGTGTCTTGGGTAGATTCATCATCATCCTCTTCACCTTCGTCCTCTTCTGAAGTGTCATCGTCATGATCTTCGTTATCGTCTTCATCTGTATCGTCTATATTGGGTACCTCATCTACAGAATCCTCCGGGATAGCATCGTCTTCGTCTTCTGGTAGATCAAGCTCTATACCAAGATGTTTAGCCATAGGGCCCATCGGTACTTGCATGTCATCAAAACTCTGATCTTGCTGTCCAGCATTGAAAGAAGCATCATCTCCTGAAGAGGTAGACGCTGGTATATTTCCTTTGCTCATAATTTGTTATCCCTGTGTTTAGTCCTCGTTTATTTGGCTTTCTTCTTTGGTGATGCAACAACCTTGTTGTCTGCATGACTTTCGATAAAACCTTGTACTACAGTAAGTGCTGCTGCCATTGCTTGTAGGGTATTAGCATGTAAGCGGCTCTTCTCGTTTCCCTTGCTGATTTCTCGGATCAGGGATACTTGTGACCGTTGTAGGTCATACTCTGCTTTCGTTAACTCTTCGAGTGTATTAGTTGGAATCATTTTCTTGTTCCTCATCTTCTAAATGTGATTGATCTATAAATGTCTGGTTGAAACCATAGGTCTCTATTCCGATCAATCGTTCTTTGACTGAGCCTAAGCCCATCGCTACGTGGTACAGGTACTCTCGCTCTTTAACGCAATGTGCATCTGTGTTTAACCACTTCATAAATAAGTCTGAAAGTATGTCACCATACGCTTCGGTAAAGAACTCTTCCCTTTCTTTCTTAGAAAAGGTTGCCTTAGCCAGAGCTGTCTTAGCATCCGCAAACGGAGTAGGACGATAGGTTCCATCAGACTGAAGTTGCGGCTTGACCTTCTTGTCAATACCAGCTTTATACTTCTTCATAATTGTGTCTCTCGTTAGTTAGGTAAAGTTGGGGGGCTGTTATAAGCTGGGCCCCCCAGCACAGCTAGATATAGGATCACCTCCTGTGTGCTACATCTGTGGTCCCATAGGATCCATAGGCTGTGCATTGGCATCGGGTGCTGCAGCAGGTTCAATCATAACGTCAGTTACAAGAGTTCTTGCTTTAGCATAAAGTGAATCGATGCTAGTTTTTGATGGAAGAGGTTGTTGTTCTTTGCCAGCCTCCAGTGATAACTTAGTCCATTCTTGTTCAGACTTATCTAAAGCTACCATCAGTTGCTTAAGATTATCTTGAATGGCATTCTTTGCCTGCACATTAGTATAGTCAATATTGGCTTGTTTCAAATCTATATCTAATTTGATGTTCAACTCTTCTAGCTCAGTTGCTTTCGCTTGAGCTGCTTGATCTGCCTTTTGACCTTCTTCTGCTTTCTGCTTATACTCATCTGTGTTGATATCAATTAAGAAATCCAGAGGGTCTAAACCGAGAGCATCTAATGCTTTAACTGCTATCGTTGAAGCTGCGGTTGGAGATACTACAGCACCTGCTCCAGCATCCCTAAGGGCTGGTAGGATCTGTTGTCCAATCATTTGCATCTTCTGTAAGGTAGTCTGATTACTGGCATCACCAACATCTGCTTCTACAGACATATATTCTACTTCTGGTAGATCGTCTATTAACACATCGAGATATCGTTGATTGCCTGTGTAATCCCCTACTGAGCCACCGCTCATTTCTGTACGCATTGTCCTATACAAACCATTGAGAAGCTCTTTACAGCCTGTCTCCATGAATCTACGTGCGATGAATTGTATACGTAACTGTGCAGCTGACTGAACTGCATCTACCTTAGATTCTGAATTACCAGACACATATAAGGCATCGTTAAGTCCCTGAGCTGCCTTAGACAGTCCAGTGGCTTGTTCTTTATGACCTTGTAAGAACTGCAACAAGGGTACTGTACCTGTGGAAATCTGCTCTGGAGGTAAAGATGCAACTGCACCCATTGGGTTACCGTTAGAAGCAATGATCTGCTTTGGCTTCATGTTTTGTAAAGCTGAGAAGTCAACTACATTGGGATCTGCAATCTTAGGTGCATAGTTTGTTAAGTAAGTATTCTCAACAAAGCCACGTAAGATAGCTGTAGATGCAAGTGTAGATGGACGAACCATATCAGCCATTGATAGTCCTTCAAGTTCAAAGGGAATCTCAAAGGGTGTGAATGTAGCTACTTGAATATGGTCAGCATCGGACTCCTCTAGGATAGTGTCACCAGCTCGTACAATGTACTTGAGTTCTGCTACACCGTCACCATCACGATCTACATAAACCCAGCTACGTAATACTACAGCATCTTGGTTAGCTTCTAGTTGGTTGTCATCACCTGAACCTAATAGTAATGTTGTACCAATAGCTCGTTTACGTGCAAGAGAGTCTGAGTTTAGTTCTGCTGCATAGCTGATGTTATCATCAACTGTCTTCCAGTCAATACCATCTGCTGCATCAGGCCAACGTTCACGGATCTCTGAGCGTGTCATCTCTTCTTCAAATCCTACAAAGGATGCATCATGTACACCCGTGGCACCACGACTAACCCTTAGGGTCTCTGGTGGCACTGCTGTTAGATTAACTTTGTTAGTTACCTTGGTACGCTTAAGTCGGACATCTAGGTAGTTACCTGTCATCTCATCTAAGTAGATATCACCAGTGACAGTAATCTCAGGATCTGACAATAACATATCTAAGCTAGTGGCATCGATCACTTCGTACTCTTCAAAGGAGATCTTCTCTTCTGATACATATTCCCATGTGATTGCTGATAGCTTCCACATAAGGGCTGACTTAAGCCAAGTGTTCATTACTGACCATCCTCGGTTCTTAGAGAAGATGCAGTGGTTAAGTAGTTCGGAAGCAGCTGAAGCCCTATGGTATGCCACGGGAGTCTTGTCATATGCTTTGAACTTAGCTAGTTTGTTGTTATCAAACAGTAACTCTGAGAGTACTGCGGAGTAACCTTCAATTGCTTCAACAGTATCCGAAGATACAATGCGTGATACGCCCTGAGGCTTTAGGTGTCCTTGGGATACCATTGCGTATTCATAGGTTGATTTCTGACGTTCATCAGATAACTCTGAGGTGTCTAGGAAACTAGCACTGGACTGCGCAAGCTTGTAGTCAAGGAGCGTATTAAGTTCCTCATCAGATACTTTTACTTTGTATCCATCTTCGTGGTTCATTGCCATTATTGACACCTCTTAAGTTAGTATGTGAGCATATACGCCCTACAAATCAATCTGTATAATATAATTAGGTGGTTTCATTAGGGTCCTTAAGGGGACCCCTTCCTTCCTCTTCCCGAGATGTGAAGAAACCATAACAAACATCTATTCATAGTGGAGGACTATGGGAAACTTTAAAGGCACACGAAGGCCCCTAGGAAAAGGAAGGGACCCTCTTGCTCACAACCATTCAGTATTATCCTGAGTGTACCCTTGGTTCCTGAAGGAAACCCGAGTGGTTGTCAATCTATCTCCATGAGTCCTTAGGACTTCTAGGGCGATAGCTGTACCGATTACTGTATCATCGTGGTGACCTGAGATAGCGTTGGTTCTACCATTGTCATCCGATACATATGTCATACATTCATCTATAATTGTTGGTGAGTTAAGCTTGATGTCATCGTTCTCAATAGCGTTCTTGAGTTGTCCAATCATCATAGGCTTAGTAGCTTGGGTTGTCCTCCAACCTAGCCTGTCACCTTCTTCCTTTGAGATATTAGCTGTCTTAGTCTGGTGGTATAGGTTCACATAGTCCATCTGCTTTAGACGGTTAAGTGTAGCTATGCCCAGTGAGTTAGACTCAACTGCAGTTAAAGCATTATTGTAATATCTACCTAAGTAGAAGAGTACATCCCCGTAAGCTGTAGGATCTATCTTGTTGTTCCTGTAGACAGCACATACTTCTCTATTTATATCTAGAACAACAGCAGCAGATGAATCTCGACCTACCCCCAATGCACAGTCAGCTCCGACTATGAAGTTGTTATCAAAAGATGGGTACTTGAAGATCTCAAGGGATCCTTCTCTGTGTTCCTCAAACATACAGGATAGCAAATCAAAGTTCTGCTTCTTAAGTACAGTTGCAGGGACTGTGTTAGTTAACTTCTCTGTGTTGAATACGTTAGCTCCAGAGACTACGAATGCTTCTTCAGCAGTACATGGGTATTCCTGACGGAACTTATCATGGGTACCTTCAGCTATCTTAAGTCTCCTCCAGTGCATCTGTTCTACACCTAGCCCGTACTTCCCCATTAGAGTTAACTCTTCTGTTGATAGGGACTCTGTGAAATCTTCTACATCTGGTACTTCTCTCTGGTATTCTGGCATGAGGAACCAAGGTACGAATATAGGTAGGTAATCGTTCTCACCATTAACTGCACCCATCCATAATCTATGGAACTCGTTACCTACGCCATTAGCTGTAGACTCAAGGATAACCTCTGTGCCTGCTGCTTCGGATATCCCCTGAAACATACCTGCAAGGATCTGCTTATCGTAACCCCAAAAGGCTACCTCGGATAAGTGAGCGATTGTAGGTGTAGTACCACGACCAGCTTCTGGGGATCCTGCGGTGTACAATCTGTAACCTGAATCATTATGCTCGAATCCAATCTCTTTAGCGTTGGACTTCTTTAGTTCTGGTTTAAATTCTTTCTTCATATACTGAATGATATTACGGGACATGGAGAAGAGTGCATCTGAGGTAGCTGAGTCATGTGCCATTACAACTGATTTATTGAATGGGAATAAGTATGACTTCCAGAATACCCGACTACAGGCGTAAGTAGAGAGACCCATTTGGCGTCCCTTTAGGATGATCGCCCGGACCTTCCCGGTTTCCTTAAGCTGATTCTCAATGGCATCATTTACAATCTGTTGTGCTGCATTGAACTCAAAAGGTATAAAGCCCTTTGAGGAATCCTTAGGTAATATTCTTACTTGCTCCGCAGCGAAATCTTGAAATGACCCCTCGTACCTTTGCATGTCCTTTCGTTTCTTAGTTTCTACTGCAATCGCTAGCTTTTGTCTGTTTGTTAATTCCATATGGGGAGTCCTCCGGGACTATGTTTGGGTACGCCCCTTGGTGTCCCAAGGCAATACAAATATAAAGGAAGAAGATGTTCCTCAGATACTACTAAGGTATGTATATAGTGTATAGTATAGTATACCTAAGGTATCCTCTAGACAAAGGGTAAGAGGTATAAGAAGAAGTAGTGTCTTAGGGACCCTTAAGAACCCTATATAGCATACTCCCTTAGGATCCCTCTGAGGGTATCCCTCTAGTAGCACATGTACATAGGTACTACATAGGTAATCCCTCAGTAGTACAGTGGTAGCCCTACATTAGAGTATTCTCTATAAGGGACTAAGTAGTCTAAGGGGGTCCCTACCGTGTCTAGTATCTACATAGGATCCCTTGGATACCCTAAGATATACCTAAGGATCCCTAAGGCTATATATAGTATCCCTATAAGGGACTAAGTAGTTTGTATATAAAGGGGGTACCCCTAGGGTCTATATCGGTAGTACCTAGGAATACCTAGGAATACCTTTGGATCCTACTGGATACTTTTAGGGCCATAGATAGAATCATATCTAGAGAGAACATAAGTAAGTCCCTATATACCTCGGGTACCTCAATTACTTAGGGTACCCCCCTTATCCCTATGTAGTCCTCTAGGATAACCTAAGGATACCCCATGTAGTCCCCAAGGATACCTAATGACCTAGAGTACACTATGAGTGAGGGGTAGTGGGGGAGTCCTTGGGGGTACCTGTGGATAACCTCAGGAACTACCTATATACTCCCTTATGTACTCCCTTTGTAGTCCCTAATACAGATAGTAGTACTCAGGTAATACTCATGCATAATACCAAAGGATACTTGGGGTCGTATACAATACCAAGGGGTACTTGGGGAAAGCACCTTCTGTTTCTTCTCAACCCAATACAGTGGCTTCGCCCCTGTCTTCTTGAATGTATCCCAATACAGTGGCTTCGCCCCTGTCTTC